TTTAAACTTTGATGGATACATTAATTTAGAAACCTTTAAATCAGAATAGAATGAAAACAGCAGTAGAATTTTTGAAAGAAATAATTCAAGAACAAAGAGAAAATGGTGATACAGATTTAAGAACTATCTTATATTATTGTAGAGAAGCCAAAGAGATGGAGAGAGAGCAGATAATTAAGGCTCACACTAATGGATGGAATAAAGGCATACAAAACGAACTTATTACCTCACAAGAATACTATAACGAAACCTATGAAAGCAAAACTAACATTTAACTTACCCGACGAAGAAGTGGAATATTATTGCGCTACAAAAGGACAAGCAATGTTAAACGTTCTTTGGGAAATGCAAGCGGAACTACGTAAGCTATGGAAATACGAAGAATTAAACGAAGACGAATTTAATATGGTTGAACGCATAAGAGAAACGTTTTTTAATAGCCTACAAGAACACGAAATAAATTTAAATAAATAACAAATGGAAACAAAAAACAACACGGGAGCAATTTTTAAGAACGACAAGAAACAAGGTAACCAACCCGACTACCGAGGAAAAGTAAACGTAAACGGAAAAGAAATGGAAATAGCACTTTGGCTTAAAGAATCTTCGAAAGGAACTAAATACTTTTCGTGTTCATTTTCCGAACCATACGTGAACGAATCCCCGAAACAAGTTCACACGCAAATAATTGAAAAAGACGATTTACCTTTTTAATATGTTTATAGACGACTACTCCTTACGAGGTTACTTACGCAAGATTCTAGAAACAAAAACACGGAATCAAATAGTAACCGAAATCAAAGAACGAGGACACAAAATGCATCAATACAATTTAGATAGGTTCTTACTCGGTAAACCCGTAAGTTTAGAAACTGCAAAAAAGTTAGACGCATTTGTTTATCGTTTTTACAATGGATTGCCACCCGAATAAGGTGGCTTTTTTTTATTTTATATTGTGATTAAAAATTAATCATTATATTTGACAACAAACTAAGCGTATGGAATGGCTTAAAGACGTGGCAAAAGACCACAAAGAATGGGTAAAATTAGTAAAGAGTTTTGGCGAAGATTTATACGCTGAAGACCTTGTGCAAGAATGTTACCTTCGACTCTATAAATACACTAAACCCGAAAACGTAATAACAAATGGGCAAATCAATAAAGGCTTTATGTATTTCACTTTACGTAATATGTATCTTTATGCTATTCGTAATAAAGGAAAGTTTGAAGGCTTTGATATCGAAGCAATACAAATAAAAGACGAACCGAGCCAACTAGATAAACACGAAGCCTACTTAAAGATATTGGGTAAGATAGAAAACGAAGTCGATTCTTGGCATTGGTATGACCAAAAGTTATTTGAACTCTACCGAGACACGGATTTAAGCATAAGAGATATTGCAGCCGAAACTAAAATAAGTTCGAGTTCTATTTTCAATACGTTAAAGAACTGCAAACAAAAGATAAGAATAGCCGTTGGAGAAGATTACACGGACTACAAAAACGAAGATTTTGAATTAATTAAATAAATAAGTTATGGCAAGACCAAGAAAAAAACAAGCAGAAGGATTAGGCGACACCGTCGAAAATATTTTAGAAGCAACAGGAATAGCAAAGGTTGCTAAGTGGGTAATGGGCGAAGATTGCGGATGCGAAGAACGTAAAGCAAAGCTAAACGAACTTTGGCGCTATAAAAAACCCGAATGCCTAACGGAAGACGAATATTCCTATTTAGACACTTTTTATAATCGTGGGCGAAGTAGCGTTACTCCAAGTGAGCAACGCGAAATATTAAAGATTTACAATAGAGTTTTACACGAAAAACAACAACCAACTTCGTGCGGTTCGTGTCTACGTGAAATCGTAAACAAATTAAACCAACTTTACGTAATTTATAAAGCCGAACAAGATGGAAGTGTTGAAGGTTAAGATATCGGAAATTAAACCGAACCCAAAAAACCCACGACTAATTAAAGACGAAAAATTTAAGAAATTAGTCAAATCAATTAAGGACTTTCCACAAATGTTAGAACTTCGTCCAATAGTAGTGGACAAGAATAACATTATATTAGGCGGAAATATGCGTTTTAAGGCGCTTAAAGAAGCAGGACATACCGAAGTTTCAATAGTTAGGGCGAACGACCTTACGGAGGAACAAAAAGACGAATTTATAGTAAAGGATAACGTAGGATTCGGAGAATGGGATTGGGATAGTTTAGCAAACGAATGGGAAGTAGATAAACTCGAAGAATGGGGATTAGATTTACCTGTTGATTTAAGCGTTCAAGAAGAAGATAAAGAAGTAATAGCACACGAAAAATTACAAGAAAAATTTATTATTCCTCCTTTTTCAATTTTAGATACAAGACAAGGTTATTGGATTGAGCGTAAAAAAAATTGGAAAAATTTAATTCAAGATTTTGGAGAAAGTAGAGAAAATACATTACACAATTCAAATAGTAGTGAAAAATCCGTAATGAATGAAATGCCAAGCGTTTCAATACTTGACCCCGTTTTAGCCGAAATTACAAATAAATGGTTTGGACTTGAAAATTGTAATACGTTTGATTGTTTTGCAGGTGATACGGTTTTTGGTTATGTTAGTAGTTATTTAGGAAATAATTTTACAGGTATTGAATTAAGAAAAGAACAAGCCGAATTAAATAATCAAAGAGTAAAAGGGTTTAATGCTAAATATATTTGTGATGATGGAAGAAATGTATTAAACTATATTGAAGAAAATTCACAAGATTTATTATTTAGTTGTCCACCTTATTTTGATTTGGAAGTTTATTCAGATTTAGAAAACGATGCGAGCAACCAAGAAACGTATGAGGAATTTATAGAAATAATAGAAGATGCATTTAATAAAGCCGTAAAATGTTTAAAGGAAAATAGATTTGCAGTTATTACAGTTGGAGACGTACGAGATAAAGACGGATACTATTATAATTTTATAGAAGACATTAAACGTATTTTTATTAAAAACGGAATGAAATTATATAATGAATTAATTTTAATAGAAAGTTTGGGTACGCTACCGCAAAGAGTAGGAAGGTTTATGAAACAAAGAAAAGTTGGTAAATGTCATCAAAATGTTTTAGTATTTTATAAGGGAAATACAAAAGAAATTAAAAATATATTTCCAAGTATAGAAATAGAATAAACAGAACAAAAACAGAATGAGCAAAGAAGATTTAATACCATTTAAGAAAGGCGAAAGCGGAAACCCCGCAGGAAGACCAAAAGGAAGTAAGAACCGAAGTACAATCGCGCGACGTTGGTTAGAAGTTAATCAATCATTAAAGAATCCAATTACAGGCGAGAACGAAACAATGAGCCAAGAGGATTTAATGACCTTGGCGCTAATTAAAAAAGCACGTGAAGGAGACGTAAATGCTTACAAAGCGTTAATGGATAGCGGTTATGGCGCACCCGTTCAGCAAATCGAACAAACAAATATCGAAATTCCTTTATTCCCCGATGTTCAAGAGGACAACAGCAACGAATAAGGTACTCGGACTTAAGAACCGCGTTAAGATTATTCAGGGCGGTACTTCGGCTTCTAAAACTTATTCAATTTTAGCGGTCTTAATTAACAAGGCACTATCAATACACGGAATTGAAATAAGCGTAGTTGCGGAAACAATCCCCCATTTAAGACGGGGTGCGTTAAAGGACTTCCTAAAAATAATGAAATGGACGGGTAGGTATATTGAAGATAGGTTTAACAAATCTTTACTTCGTTATGAGTTCGCCAACGGAAGCGTAATCGAATTCTTTTCAGCAGATGACTCGAGTAAACTTCGTGGAGCGCGTCGCGACATTCTCTATATTAACGAATGCAACAACGTAACCTTTGACGCTTATAACGAGTTGGCTATACGAACACGAAAGGAAGTTTATTTGGACTTTAACCCTGCTAACGAATTTTGGGTACACACCGAACTTAAAGACGAACCCGACTCCGACTTCTTAATTCTTACATACAAGGATAACGAAGCGTTAGACAATTCGATAGTTGAGCAAATAGAAAAGAACCGCGACAAAGCAAAGACGTCTAGTTATTGGGCGAATTGGTGGAAGGTTTACGGCGAAGGACAATTAGGAATGTTAGAAGGCGTTGTGTTTAGTAATTGGAAAACAATAGACACGATTCCAAAGGAAGCACGGTTATTAGGAATCGGACTTGACTTCGGTTATACGAATGACCCTACGGCTATCGTCGAAGTTTACGCATACAATAACCAACGAATAGTAAACGAAATTGTTTACCAAAACGGCTTAGTAAATAGCGATATAGCGAAGCGCCTACCAAAAAACGTAATAGTATATGCAGATTCTTCAGAACCTAAATCAATCGAAGAAATAAGACGCTTAGGAATAACGATTAAAGGAGTAACCAAGGGTAAGGATTCAATTAACTACGGAATAGACGTAATGCAACGCCAAGAATATTTAATAACTAATCAAAGCGTTGATTTAATCAAAGAACTTCGTTCGTATATTTGGGACACGGATAAGACGGGAAGACGATTAAACAAGCCAATTGATTTTAATAACCACGCAATAGACGCGCTACGTTATCACGAAATGGAAACTTTAGGAATAGGCGCAACCTACGGAAGCTATGCAATACGATAAAACCAACGATATGCAGGTAATGATTTCACGTGTTGAATCTTACATATACGAACGAACGGGCAAACGCGTTAGAATCGTATTTAACAATATGGCACGTTTTACTGCGCACTTCGAAATGCTAATGAAGGCGCACGAACACGTAGTGAATTACAAAAACACGAATAAATAGTTTAATAAATATGAAGTTAGATTTAACAATACCAACTAACATTACTGAAATCCCACTAAAGCACTACCAAGAATTCTTGAAGATGCGAGATAACTCGAACGACGAAGAATTTGTAGCGCAGAAAATGATAGAAATATTTTGTGGTATACAATTAAAAGACGTGGTTAGAATGAAGTTAACAAGCGTTAACGATTTAGTAGTTCACTTCAATAAAATCTTTTCGGAGAAACCAAAGTTTAAACAACGGTTTAAAATAGGCGAAATCGAATTCGGGTTTATTCCTAACCTTGAGAATATCAGTTTCGGAGAATATGTTGATTTAGATAACTACTTAGCGAAGTGGGACGATTTCCATAAAGCAATGGCGGTTATGTATAGACCAATTATACGTAAACACGGAGACAAATATGAGATAGCAGAATACACAGGAGCGTCTGAATTCTGCGATTTAATGAAGTTCGCACCTTTGGACGTAGCAATCAGTTCATCGGTTTTTTTTTGGACTTTAGGAAGCGAGTTATTAAGCGCTACCCTAAACTTTATGGAGAAGGAACTAACAAAGATGAAGAAGGAAGAATCCTTGACTTTGACGCAAGAACTCAGTTTGGAAAAAAGTGGGGATGGTATAGTTCAATCTATGGACTCGCTAAAGGAGACATTACGAAATACGACGAAGTTACTAAATACGGATTATTTAAATGTCTTACCTATTTATCCTTCGAAGCCGAAAAGAACGAAATCGAAGTAATGGAACTTAAAAAGAAAACAAAATGAACGGATATTACTCTTTACTAAACGAACTTAACACTCACTTTACTTCCGACCCGTTGGTAAACACCATTACGCAGGGTTCGATATTTAACGTTGACCTAGGTAAACAAAACTTATTCCCGTTGGTTCATATTATGGTAAACCAAGTTACGTTTAATGACAACGTAATGACTGCTAATGTTACGCTTATGGCAATGGATAACGTAAGCCAACGTAAAGAAGAACCGACTACAAAGTTTGAGACAAGCGATAACGAAATCGACGTGCTTAATACGCAATTAGCAGTATTGAACCGTTGTTTTGAGATGCTTAAACACGGAAACATATGGGATAACTTATACCACCTAAACGGAGCGCCTACGTGCGAACCTTTTATAGAACGATTTGAAAACTATTTAGCAGGTTGGGCAATGACATTCGATGTTGACTTCCCTAACGATATGACACGTTGTTAATGGAAAAGGAACTCCAACAAAAAGCCTTAGAAGAATTCCGCGACTATGTAATATCAAAGGCGCAAAGTAACTTACGTAAAAAGAATGTTTCGGGTAAATTGTCTGATTCCTTAGTTGCAGAAATGAAGGTTATGCCTAACTCAATTCGTTTCTTTTTCGAAATGGAAGAATACGGATTTTATCAAGACCAAGGCGTTAAGGGTGTTCGCTTCGGAAGAAGTTTAAGCGGGTTTAGATTTGGTTCGGGTAGCGGAAAAAAAGGCGGGTTAACTGAAGGTATTAAAAAATGGGTTCGACAACGCGGAATCCAATTCCGAGACAAGAAGGGAAGATATATAAGCCGCGACGCTACGGCAATGATTATAACGCGTTCAATTTGGCAAAAAGGAATAAAGCCTTCGATGTTTTTTACTAAACCATTTGAACAAGCATTCAAGAAATTACCCGACGAAATGATAGACGCTTATGGACTTGAAGCACAAGAAACATTCGATACAATAATGAAAGAAAATTTTAAGAATTATGGCTACTAATATTTATGCACGTTCCCCATTTATAATTGATATTAACGAAACAGGACAAAGCGGAAGTAAGGTTGAACTTTACATTTATCAAAATGGTTCACCCGTTCCAACTTCGCCAAGTTACACACTTGAGAAATTAATTCCTGCAAGTAACAACCTACAAACGCTTTATAACATTTCTCCGTACTTACTTGAGCATATAAGCCACGACTCATTTAACAACAACTATTCTTTAAATGGAGCATTACTTAGTACGGAACAATATACAATGGTAAATGTAAAGCGTTACAAGTTAGTTTTAAGTACGTACGTTTTATTAGACACGTTTACGTACCGAGCGTTTGACGGGTACGGATATTATTCGGAAGGTATGAACCCAATGCAGTTGGAAGATTACCACCTCGAACAAAAAAATTATTACTATTGGTTAGACCCGAATGTAAGTCCTTTGAGTAATCAACTTCGTAGGGCAGGAACTTTTACGGCTTTTTTACCAACGGGTTACACGGTTGAATACGAGCAATTACAAACGGGTTTAACGCATTCATACACGATTACTTCCGATAATGTATATAATCTTTACCGAGTAAGACCCGCGTATTATTTAACGGGTAATATATTACGAATTAAATTAGGTTCTGCGGTTGCTTGGGAATCCACGTTCTACCCTATGGAAGAATGTTTGTATACTCCCGTTGTAATAGATTTTATAAACAAGTACGGAGCGTGGCAGCGTGAATTTATGTTCAAGGCTTCATACGAAAACTTGTCTACTTCTGCAACCGAGTTTAATTTGATGCAAGAATTCTCGAGTCCGTTTGCAAGTTACAACACGAACTTAAATCAACGCCAAACATTTAACACGAATGGTATTTTGTCTTACCGAGTTAACACGGGTTGGGTAGACGAAAATTTTTCAAGTAACCTTCAACAACTACTTTTAAGCGAACGAATCTTATTAAACGGAATGCCCGTTAAAATGAAAACGAAGGACATTGACAAACAAAAGAACATAAACACGAAACAAATCAATTACGTTCTTGAATTCGAAAGTTCAACCGACCTTATAAATAACGTTATCTAATGAAAAGACAAGTTCGAATATTTGTAGAAGGTAGAGAGTTAGATTTATTCTCAGACGAAACGATAGAAGTAAATTCTACTATTCAAAACATTCAAGATATTAGCAAAACGTTTACGGACTTTTCGCAATCGTTTACAATTCCTACGAGCTCACGTAATAATGCAATTTGGGAATATTTCTACGAAAACGCAGTAAATAGTTCAATTAACTACCAAGAACGCTTAGACGGCTATATCGAAATCGATATGTCTTTTTTCCGTAGGGGTAAAATCCAAATGGAAAAGTCGCAACTAAAAAACGGACAACCCGACTCGTATACGATTACTTTTTACGGGGATGTTACAACACTTAAAGATTTAGTAGGCGAAGACCTATTAAGCGACCTTGACTATTCAAGCGTTAACCACGATTACACGTTTACCGAAGTTTTTAATCGAATAAGAACTACGGCAATCGATTTCGACGTGTCTTACCCGCTAATTACTTCTAATCGAATTTGGGAATATTTATCCACCGCTCCTGTTGCCAACGTTCCTAATTGGTTAGTTCCGTTTTTAGGTTCGAGTTCAAACGATATACACACGAATACGGGGGCAATAGATTACCGAGAATTATTCCCTGCATTACGGGTAAAAACTATTTTTGATATTATCGGTTTACAATACGGAGTAACTTTTAACGGCGCATTTTTAACCGACCCAAAATTTACTCAAGCGTATCTTTGGTATAAGAATAAAAACGATTTTGAATTCAGTGGACAACCTAAACAACTTGACTTTGATACTATCATAAGTTCATACATTCCTACATACCCGCTTAATTTTTACGTTGATTCTTCGTTAAACCAAATTACCACACCGTTTTTTAACGGCGCTGTTTGGCTTCAACACGTAATAACGTTGGACGTTACTTCGGTAAGTTCTCCTACCACAACTTATTGGATTGATACGTATAGAAACGGAACGTTATTTTCTACAACACAAGGAACGGGAGCGGCTATTTATGGACTTGCTTTTGTGCCAAATGTTCAAGGCTTAAACGATGTTTGGGAGTTTTATATTCGTTCTAATTTTCCGTTAACGTTTGATTCCGAAATACAATATGAAGTAACTTATATAACGTCCACTAATCCAATTCCTGTTACTGAGTACATTCGCTATTCAAACATTACTTTAAACCTTTCGGCGTTTACCGACTTAGCGCAATTAGCGCCACAAATGAAGGTACAAGATTTTATCGCAGGGATATTAAAGCAATTTAACTTAACGTGTTATGGCACGGGCGTAAATGAATATACGATTATCCCTTTAGACGATTGGTATTCGTCGGGAGCGATTATAGACATAACCGAATTCACGGACAAAACCGAAATAGGAATAGACCGCGTAAAACTATATAAGAAAATCGGATTTAAATTCCAACAATCAAACTCGTTAATGAACAAGGCGTTCTTTGAGCAAGGTTTAACGGAATACGGAAACACGGAATACCAATATCCCTACGACGGCGGGGAATTTACTATCGAAGTTCCATTCGAGAATCTTTTATTTAATCAATTCTTTGATTCGGGAGTTCCAACGGGTTTACAAGTAGGTTATTCACTTGACCAAGCATACGCGCCTTATATACCGAAGCCTTGTTTATTATATAGATATGGCGGGGTAAATTTAGCAGACCATATACATTTTACGGATGGAAGTTCTTTATTTCAAACAAATGATTATACAATGTTCGGACAAGATTTAACGGATAACGGAATAAAGTATTCGACAAATTTTGCGCCCGAAACTTCGTCTTATTGGTTAACACCGATTCAACAAAGCATATTTGCTACGTATTATTTTCCTTACTTGACTAACTTATTTAATCCTAAAAATAGGCTAACAAGCATTAAGGCAAATTTACCCGTCTCAATTCTTACAAGCCTTCAATTAAATGATAGGTTAATTATTCGAGACAAGCGTTACCTAATCAACGAAATGAAAACGAATTTAGTAACGGGAGAAACTAGTTTCCAACTGCTAAACGATTTTATGCCCGTTTTACCAATTCGAGTAATTCAAACAAGCCCGTCTCAAGAAGACGTAACCGTTCCAATTACGCTACCAAATTTTGCAACCTTAGTTAACTTTACTTCGCCAACAACGGGGGTAATTATTACGCCAAGTTCCATAAGTTCATCTCAAACGATTAGAATAAGTTTGCCGCCTGTAATTGGGGATATAGATAGAGCAACCGAAGATAGTAATTTAAGAATAACCGAAGCGGGGGTACAATTAGAAACCGAAGGAAGAAATGACGTAATTAGCGTGCGTTGTGAATACGTTTATCAAAACGGAAATGTTGAATATAGCGAAATAGTAATATTAAGAATATGAGTTACATAAATCAAATAGTAAGCCTTTTACAAGTAGCGGATTTCGTAGGCGAACACGAATATATAGAAATCGCAAAAGGTAAATACCAACTACACACGGGAGTAGTCGCGAACTACAAACAAGCGATTAGGGAGTTTAAAATACAAAGACAAAAGAAAAATGGCAGAAAAAAGAACTATTGAACTTGAGATACAAGACAACTCTAAAAGTTTAAAAGCACAATATAAAGAAGCGGTTGTAGAATTACAAAAGGTTTCCGCAGCGTATGGAGAAACTTCAGACGAAGCAATTGCCGCCGCTAAAGCCGCCGCGGAATTAAAAGACCAAATCGGATTTACTAACGATTTAGTAAACTCATTTAATCCCGACGCTAAATTTGATGCGTTAAGCAAGTCTTTTGGTGGGGTTCTTGACGGGTTTTCCGCGGTTCAAGGTGCAATGGGTTTAGTAGGTGTTGAATCCGCAGCCGTTGAAGAAACTATGCTTAAGGTTCAAAGCGCTATGGCTTTGTCTCAAGGTTTCCAAGGTTTAATGGAAGCCAAAGATTCATTTAAGCAATTAGGCACGGTTGCAAAAGATACCTTTAAAAGTTTATCTTCCGAAAGTTCGTTAGCGGGTAAGGCGACTTCCGCACTTAGTCCCGTTTGGAAGGCAGTTGGATTGTCGGGTAAAACTGCGTTAAGTGGAATTCGTGCGGGTATAGCCGCAACGGGAATCGGTTTATTAGTAGTTGCATTGGGTGCGGTTGTTGCCTATTGGGACGATATTAAAGCCGCTGTTGGTGGGGTAAGCGGCGAAATGGAAAAGAACTTAGAATTATCGCATCAACAGGTAGAAAACGCACAAAGCGAGGTGGAATTATTCGACCTTCAAGAAAACTCATTACGACTTCAAGGAAAATCGGAAGAAGATATTTTAAAAATTCGCCAAGGTAAATTAAAAGTTTTAGCCAAAGAAGAAGAAAAAGAAATCGCGTTAGCCGAAAAGAAAAAGAAATTAGAAGTTGACGCCGCTAAACGAAATAAAGGTTTATTAGAAGGATATTTAACAATGCAAATCGAAGGTATTATTTTACCTTTTCGAATTTTAGGCGGTTTGGTTGATGCTACAATGTTAACCATTAACGCAGGATTACGAGCGGTTGGCGCAGATGAAATAAAATATAAAACTATAAATAGTTATTTAACTGAATTTCGCGAATATGCAGCGGATGGATTATCTAAAATGGTATTCGACCCCGAAGGAATAGCTAAAGAATCCGACGCCGCAATTAAAGAAATGAAAAAAGGTTTAGCGCAAACAAAAAGCGAAATCGCAGGAACTGAATTAGAAATACGCGACTTGAAAAAAGAATCGGGCAAAGCAACGGTAGAGGATAAAAAAGAAGTTGACACTTCGATGGACGATTATTTAAAAGCGTTGGAAGCGGATAGACAAGCACGAATAACGGACGCAAGGGAAAAAGAATTACAAGAATCAAAAAATAAATACAAAGATTTATTAGACGCTGCTAAAAAAGCGGGTGTTGATACAACGGATTTAATTAACCGACAAAAACAAGATGAATTAGATATAAATAAAAAATACGACGATTTAGAAAAACAAGCACAAGCCGAAAAAGATGCGGAACTTTTACAAAAAATGCGCGAAGCGGATGCGGCGGCGTATGAGGTTGAAAGGAACTCCCGTCAATTACGGATAGACGCGATGAAAGAAGGACGCGCTAAAGAACTTGAAATAATCGACCTTGCTTACGATTCTGAATTACTTGCTTTGAATAATCAGTTAGACGCGAAAACAATAAGCGAAGAAGATTACCAAAAGCAAAAAGCGTTAATGGAAGAAAAGTACGGCAAACAAATTGCCGATACTAACAAGAAATTCGACGACGAAGATAAAGCGCGAAGACAAGAAGCAATCCAAAGAAATGCGGGTTTTGCAAAAGAAGGACTAAGTATTATTTCGGACATTACGGAAATGTTCGGGAAGAAATCAGAGAAACAAGCTAAACGCGCCTTTGCAATTAAAAAAGCGGCGAACATAGCAACTGCATTGGTTGATACTTACACAAGCGCAAACGCGGCTTATTTATCGCAGTTTACTCCCGTTCCCGACCCTTCTTCTCCCGTTCGTGGTGCTGTTGCGGCGGGGTTGGCTATTGCTTCGGGATTAGTTAACGTTGCTAAAATTGCTACACAAAAGTTTGAAGGTGGTGGTTCTACGGGTGCGGGTGGTAGTGGTGGTGGTGGTTCGGTAGGTGGCGGAATGTCGGGGGGAACTCAAGCGCCTTCGTTTAACGTCGTAGGTAATAACGGACTAAACCAACTTGCACAACTTCAACAACAACCTACCCAAGCCTACGTAGTTAGTGGACAAGTAACAACGGCGCAAAGTTTAGATAGAAACCGAATACAAAACGCAACACTTTAAAACAAATTAAATTATTACGTTATGAGAATCATTGAATTGATAATAGACGAAAACGACGAGCAAAGCGGAATAGACGCAGTAAGCGTTGTTAAATCCCCTGCAATCGAAGAAAACTTTGTAGCGTTAAATAAACACGAAATCGAACTCAAAGAAGTTGACACGGAGAAACGGATTCTTATGGGTGCGGCTTTAGTTCCGAATAAACAAATTTACCGACGCAACGCAAAGAACGAAGAATACTATATTTACTTTTCCGAAGATACTATCCGAAAAGCAAGTGAATTGTTTTTAATGCGCTCGAACCAAAACAACGCGACTTACGAACACGAGAAAAAGTTAAAGGGTTTAAGCGTGGTTGAGTCGTGGATAATCGAAGACGAAAAGAAGGACAAATCAAACCTTTACGGATTTTCATTACCCAAAGGTACGTGGATGATTTCGATGAAAGTAAACAACGACGAAGTTTGGAACGATGTTAAAGAAGGCAAAGTAAAAGGCTTTTCAATCGAAGGTTACTTCGCGGATAAATTCGAAATGAGTAGCGAAGAAGACGAAGCCACCGAAATAATAAACGAACTTAAAAACTTATTAGGTATCAATGGCTAAACAAGTTGCAACTTCTAACCACGTTCAAAAGCCGAAGATTAAGCGCCCAAATGTACACGCTAAATCTAAAACAAGCCAACTTAAAACGTCAAAGAATTATAAAAAACTAAATCGGGGTCAAGGATGAAAAATTTAGGAAACGAAAAGCGTAGCAGTCCAAGGGGTGGTAAACGTGGGTGCCTATGTAAAGACGGAACTTATAACCGTAAATGCTGCAACGGAGATTTACAAAACCAAGGTATCGGAAGCACTTACGACCAAACACAAGGAAGCGGAACTACTAACGTTCCAACAACCTATACCACGACAAATTCGGGAACGGGAGGTAACTAAAAATGCAACAAAACTTTTTAACCTTAATTATATAGATATGAAAACAATTTTAGACAAAATAAATCGAGTTAGCGATTTCCAATCTAAAAAAACGGAATTAGGTACACACGAAATTGAATTGGCTTTAAACGACGATTTAAATAAATACGTAAACGATTCTAAAACATTTGAAAAATCAATACAAGAAGTTATTTCAAATTTTGACAATTTAATGAAGGAAAAAAACGTAATTCAAAAACGTAGTTTAGATATTTACGGAGTAGTTAGTGAAAATGGAAATAAGATTATTTCTAAATTAACAGAGTTTGAAAAACAAGCAAAAGAATTAGGCTTAGATGCTTCAATGAATCCCATATACGCACAAACTGAAAAAACATTCGAAAAAAATGCTCAATATTTAAAAAAATTAGATACAATTATTAAAGCATTAAATAAATAAACACAATGAATAATATTCTAAACAAAATCAATAAAGCGGACGAAATCCAAGCCAAAAAAACTGAGTTAGGTACGCACGAAGTCGAGTTGGCTTCAATTAAAGATTTATTAGAAGCTATAAAAATTATAAAAGGTTCGGAAGGTTCAGCCGATAAAGTAGCAAATATTTTTGAGCAAAAAGTAGCGGAAGCAAATAAAGCATATACGGCATTAATGAATGAAAGAAATGCGATTTATAAATGGGCGAACAATGAAGCGCCCGCAAGACTTGCTGATTTTGAAAAGGCTGCAAAACAATTAGGATTAGAAATAAACAATGTACCCGAAGTTGTTGCATTAAGAAAAGAAATACAAAACGGAAAAGAATTAGTTAAGGCTTTAGACGGTTATAAAAAGCCTAACGATGTTTTTTAATAATAAATTATAAATAAACACAAATGAAAAATAGCACACTACTAGAAAAAATCAAAGCATTGTTATCTAACGAAATTAAGTTAGAGCAAATGTTAATGGGTGACGGAGTTACCAAAATCGAGGCGGATTCGTTCGAAGCGGGTAAAGAAGTTTTTGTCGTAACTGAAGACGAACAAAAGATAGCCGTTCCCGTTGGAGAATACGAATTAGAAGACGGAAGAATTCTTGTTATCGTTGAAGAAGGTATTATTTCCGAAGTTAAAGAAAAGGAAGAAGAAGTAGAAGAAGTTGAAGAAGAAGTAGAGGAAGAAACTACCGAGCCTATGCCCGAGGAAGAAATGAGCGCACCTGTATCTACTCCAAAGAAAACTATCGAATCCATTGTTAAAGAAACATTCTTTAGCGAAATGGAAAAACTTAAAGAAGAAAACGAAGCGTTAAAAAGCGAATTAGCTAAACTTTCCAAAGTTGACGAAGTTGCATTAGAAGCAACCGAACTTAGCGAAACACCCGAGCCAATCGCATTTAACCCCGAGAATGAAGCTAAAACCGAATTTAATAAAATCGGTTCTAAAGCACCACGCGGAATTATGGATTCCGTTTTATCAAAAATGTATAATTAATTAAATTAAATTAAAATGCCAACAAACACTAACATTACAACATCTTACGCAGGTCAATGGGCGGGTAAGTATGTTTCTGCCGCTTTATTAAGCGCACCAACTATCGAAGGTGGCGGTGTAACCGTTATGCCTAACGTAAAGTACAAAGCCGTTATTCAACGTGTAGAATCTAACGACATTCTTAAAGACGCGACTTGCGACTTTACTCCGACGTCTACCGTAGATTTAACCGAGCGTGTATTGGAAGTAAAAGACCTACAAGTTAACTTGACTTTTTGTAAGTCTCAATTCCATTCAACTTGGCAATCAATCGAAATGGGTTATTCTTCTTTCGACACTTTGCCAAAATCTTTTGCTGATTATTTAATCGCTTATGCTGCTGAAAAAGTTGCGGCTGCTAACGAGGTTTCTATTTGGAGAGGAAATTCTGCGACAAGTGGACAATTTGACGGGTTGTTTACAACCGCTCAAGCAGACCCTAACCTTCCTGTTGCTCAAAACATTTCGGGAGTTGCTATTACTTCATCTAACGTTATTGCTCAAATGCAATTAGCATACGACGCTATCCCTGCCGCTCTTTATGGAAAGCCTGACTTAAAAATTTACGTTTCTCAAAACGTTGCTAAGGCTTACGTTGCTGCATTAGGTGGTTTTGGTGCTGCGGGTGCGGGTTCACTTGCTAACGCGGGTTATAACAACCAAGGTTCAATGTGGTACACAAACGGCGCGTTATCTTTCAACGGATTGCCAATCTTTATGGCTAACGGACTTGCTGCGGATTCAATGATGATTACAACTACTTCTAACCTTTACTTCGGTTGTTCTTTGTTAAGCGACACTCAAGAAGTTAGAGTAATTGATACTTCTGCAACTTTAGGAGATGACAACGTACGTGTAGTTATGCGAATGGCTGCGGGTGCTACTTACGGAGTTATTGAAGATATCGTAATTTACGGATAATCAACCTAACCAAAATATAAAGGGGTGGTGGATTAAACTACCACCCTTTTTTTGTTAAACATTAAAAAAATAAAATTATGAGCTGCGATATTTCACACGGAAGATTAGAGCAATGTAAGGATTCAATTTCGGGAATCCAAGCGATTTACGTACTTAACTACGGAATGTACGACCCTTACGTAGACGTTACTTACGATACTGCAATAGGTTTAGAGGACGTAATTACGGGTATTTCTTTACCTTTAGCATCAAACATTTATAAGTTTGAATTAAAAGGCGCAAACACTTTCGACACTACAATTACAAGTTCACGTGATAACGGAACTACATTCTTCGAACAAGTGTTAACGGTACAATTAAAAAGACAAGATGCGATTGCTCATAAGCAAGTTAAATTATTGGCTTACGGACGTCCGAACATTATCGTTCAAACAAACGCTAACCAATTCTTTATTGCGGGATTAGTTCGCGGAATGGATGTTACTGCGGGTTCTATCAATAGCGGAACTGCATTAGGAGATTACAACGGATACCAACTTACCTTTACAGGTCAAGAAGCCGTTCCTGCTAACTTCCTAGATTGTACTGATGAACCAACTTTAGTTGCTTTATTGAACAATCCAACGGTTGTAAATAACTAAGAACTTTGTTTCATAACGTTAAGGGGGTGGCAACACCCCTTTTTTTATGCACAAAAACACGGAATAAGAGTTATATAAATATGATAGTAGTTAACGAATCCAATATAGGTCAAACAATACATTTTATTCCAAGATACGGAGTTCCTGCAACTTTGGAGTTAACGGGAGAAAACACGAACGTAACTCAAGTTGTTACGGGTACATTTGTTTATGGAGATTACACTTGGCAACTGATAACACAATTCCCAACTAAAGAAAACCAATTTTATTGGGCAGTATTCAAAGACGCATTAGGAAATATACTATTAAAAGAGCGTATGTTTTGCACTAATCAACCAATAGGCACATTCTCGGTTAACGACGGGCAATACATAAGCAACCAAACAACTAACGACTTTATAATGTATGAATAACGTTCACGTTTTACAATTAGCAGAATACCAACAACCCGTATTGCAAGAAAATACACGCGATGCTTGGGTAGGTTGGGGAGAAAATGACGATTACTTTGACTATCTTGTAGATAGATATACAAACTCAACAACCAATGGAGCGATTATAAATAATGTTACTCGTTTGATATACGGAAAAGGATTAAGCGCCTTAGATGCTTCGCGTAAACCTAACGAATACGCGCAAATGATGACCTTGTTTAGTTCGGATTGCGTTCGTAAAATGGTATTCGATAGAAAACTATTCGGGCAGTTTGCTATGCAGATTCATTACAACGATAAACACGATAAAATACTAAAGGCTTATCATATACCCGTGAACCTTTTACGCGCTGAAAAATGCAACGATAAAGGCGAAATAACGGGTTATTATTATTCAGATAATTGGGCAGAAGTACGTAAATTCCCACCTATGCGAATTCCTGCATTCGGACACTCAAAAGAGAAAATTGAAATCTTATTTGTTAAGCCTTATTCGCCTTCGATGAAATATTATAGTTTTCCCGACTACCAAGGCGCAATTCCCTATGCCGTTCTTGAAGAAGAAGTAAGCGACTATCTAATTAATGAAGTTCAAAACGGATTCAGCGGAACTAAAGTAGTTAACTTTAACAACGGAGTTCCTTCGGAAGAACAACAAGACTTAATAAGCCAAAAGGTTTTAAGCCGTTTAACGGGTTCTAAAGGACAAAAAGTTATCGTAGCGTTTAATGCTAACCAAGAATCAAAAACAACGGTAGACGATATTCCATTAAACGATGCGCCCGACCATTACACCTACCTATCGGAAGAATGTTTACGCAAAATAATGCTTGGTCATAACGTAACAAGTCCATTACTTTTTGGTATTGCTTCGGCTAACGGATTCTCAAGTAACGCAGACGAATTGCAAAACTCGTTTATCTTGTTTAATAATATGATTATTAAGCCGTTTCAAGACGAAATCTTAGAAGCGTTTGACAAGGTATTAGCGTTTAATGGAGTAGCGTTAAAGTTATTCTTTAGAACTCTTAAACCACTTGAATTTACGGATTTAGAAAACGCAACAACCGAAGAACAAGTAACCGAAGAAACGGGAGCGGATGCAACCGAATTAAAATCCCAAAGCGTTGAAGAACAAATCGCGTTAGCGTTACAGGAATTCGGAGAACAACCGCAAGAAGATTGGTTATTGATAGACGAAGCACCCGTAGACTACGACACGGACGAAGAAGAAAACAAAACCCTTAAAGGAGAAAAATCTTTATTCTCACGTTTGGTTGAATTAGTAAACACGGGAATTGCTTTTCCTAACGCAAAGTCCGAGCAAGACGAAGTTATCGACGGTGTTAAGTTTATTACTAGATATGTTTATGAAGGCGAAGACGGCGGGAAAAGTGGTAAGACGCGTCCATTTTGTAAGTTAATGAAAAACTCTAAAAAGATTTATCGTAAAGAAGATATTTTGCGTATGAGTAAAAGCGTAGTTAACGGATTCTACACCAACTCCGAAGGACGTACAATAGGTTTCGGCAAAGGCGGAAATTTAACTTACGATATTTGGTTATATAAAGGGGGTGCTAATTGCCACCACCGTTGGAATAAACAAGTATACGCGCAGTTTGATTCACGTTTCGGAATAGACGTTAATTCTCCAAAAGCAAAACAAATAGCCGTAGCAAAAGCGGAAAAATTTGGATATAAAATTAAAAACAATGCACTCGTAAGCACTCGACCAATCGATATGCCTAACCGAGGATTTATAAACCCTAGATAATGGCAGAAGCATTATTAATAACACGAGACGATTTAGTTCGGTTTACCGCTACCAACGGGAATATGGACACGGACACTTTTATTCAATGGATTAAAGTGGCGCAAGATATTCACATTCAACAATACACGGGAACGAAATTACTAGACAAAATAAAAACGGATATTGTAGCAGGAACGTTGACGAATCCGTATTTAGATTTAGTGGAAACATATTTGAAGCCTATGTTAATCCATTGGGCAATGGTTGAATTCTTGCCTTTTCAAGCCTACACAATCGCAAACAAAGGAATCTTTAAGCATTCAAGCGAAAACGCTTCTAACGTAGATAAAAACGAAGTGGACTTCTTAATAGAAAAACAACGTTACTTAGCGCAAAACTACACGGAGCGTTTTATACAATATATGGCTTTCAGTGGTAATACATTCCCCGAATACTATACGAATAGTAATTCGGACATTTACCCGAACTCGGATTCAAATTATATGGGATGGGTAATTTAAAAAAACCTTATACGCCAAAAAAGGCGAACATAATTAAGTTAAAATTATTACTTAAAAAGTTAGAAAATGGAAAGAGATAGAGATAGAGATAGAGATATGGAATACACGGATTGGGGTAAAGCCGCAATAAATAATAATGTCGGTTGGGGACAAGCTGCAGCAAGTAATAATGTTGGTTGGGGAATAAGCCAATTTTTAAGTTATTCGGGTCAAACTAACATAAGCGGAAAAGAACAATGATTAAAATAAGTGAACTAACCCCAAAGGGTTCTAATCTTGAAGCAACGGACTTGCTTGAAGTTTCGGTAACAACTCCCGATGGCTACGAATCTAAATCCATAACGGGCGAAGAAATTATTAACGCTATTCCCGTTCCAAGTGTAAATCCGAGAACACTTGCAAGCGTTAACGGTTTGAACTTAACGGGAACGGCTATTCAAATTAGCGCATCCGTTTTGATTCCTGCGGGAACTTTAGTAACAAACAATTCTATTTACGTTCGTAACTTGTTAACCAAAACAGCAGGTTCAACGAATTCAATTCCACGTTTTTATATAAACACTTCAAATAGTTTAACAGGTGCGACTTCGTTAGGTTCGGCGGGGGGTATGGGAACAAGCGTTTATATTCAACGCTTTGAAAGAAACTTATTTTTTGACGGAACAAATCTAAATTGTTACACGGCTGCTAATTCAATTTCTACGGATTTAACTTCGGGCGCTATCTTATTAGTTCCTTTTAATCCATCAATTGATTATTATTTAATTTTTGCCGTTCAAAATTCAACGGCTTCACCCGACAATTTAGGACATAAACGCGTAATAGTTCAAATATATGATTAATCTAACAACCATTAAAGGCGGGTTCGTAATGCGCGAACTCGAATATATTTTCGAAGGAGAAGCGGAAATTCTAACCGAAACACAAGCACACGTTCCAACCGACAAAGGATTAATTCTTTGCGATACTTCGATGTCAATTAATGAAGAAACTTACGAGAATATAAATGACTTCTTAAACTCTTTGTATGCTTAACCACTTACGCGGATTATCTTTGCTTTATTACCTACTATCTTTTACGGGAATAGTATTTACTATTTTTGAAGCACCCTATATTTTTTACAAACTATTCGCAGTTAGTTACGGCGCTTATTTAGCATTCGAACTATTGAACTTTTACCACAATGAAAACTAAACTACTTTTACTTTTAATTTCGCTACTTTCGATTCTTGCGCCTGTTAAGGGAATGGTTACTATAACAATTCTTTTTATTTGGGTTGATTTATGCGCAGGGATATGGCGAAGTAAAAAGTTAAAGTTCCAATTACGTTCAAGCGGATTTAAGCGCACAATTTCAAAAACCTTGCTTTATACGGGTGCAATAGTTTGTGTATTCTTCCTTGAGAAATACGTTCTTGAAGATTTAATAGGATTATTTGTAAAAGTTGATTTAGTCTTAACCAAGGCTTTTACGTTTTATTGCGTTTTCACGGAGTTAAAAAGTATTAATGAAAGTTATTACGACGTAACAAAAAGAGACGTTTTAAAATCGTTTAAAGAGTTTATAACTGCAAAAAAGCAAGAATGGGATGAGTTTAAATAAATTAGATATTCAAAATATAGTCCAACACCGACTAAAAAAAGGACAATTCTTCGAAGAAAACTCCGAGAAAAAACAAATCTATTTACACCACACGGCGGGTAATGGAAACGCGGAAGGAGTTGCTCGTTTTTGGAATAGTAACGATTCGCAAATAGCAACGGCGTTTGTGGTTGGAGAAAACGGGACTATCGTTCAATGTTTTTCTTCTAAACATTGGGCGTGGCACTTGGGTATTGATTCCGAAGATTTTACTCGAATGGGTTCGAAATATAAGAACCTAAACAAATTAAGCGTAGGTATAGAAGTTTGTAATTGGGGAATGCTCAAAGAAAAGAACGGCAAATTTTATAACTACGTGGGCGGGGTTGTTAACCCGTCTTACGTTACAACGTTAGAAACTCCGTACAAAGGTTACAAGCATTGGTATAGATACACGGACGCACAAATAGAATCTACACGGCAGTTAATTGTATACCTTTGCGAAACGTATGACATTCCCAAAGAATACCGTAAAGAAATTTGGAGTTTAGATAAGGCAGCTTTTGACGGCGAAAAAGGAATCTTTACCCACAACTCCGTAAGAAAAGATAAAGCCGATATTTACCCGTGTCCACGTATGATTAAAATGCTTGAAAGTTTATGAAATATTTAATAGCGATTTTAAGCGTTTTAACGCTACTTTCGTGTTCAAGTGAACGCAAAGCACAATACCACTATAAAAAAGCGCTTAAACACGGCTTAAAGGTTGTTAACGATAGCGACACGATACGTATAACTACTTTGGATTCGTTCCCCGTTATTAAAAACGATACTATCTTTTGGGAAAAGTTTATAACAACTAAAGACTCCGTGGTGTTTTTTAAGAATGTTTACGTGCCTAAAACGAAGTGGCAAACTAGAATAGCTTATAAAGAACGCGTCAAGACACTAAAAATACAAGGAGAAACGAAATGGAAAACCGCGAAGGCTACTCAAGTCGTAAAATATCGCACAAATTGGTGGGTAGTTTTAGTCGCTTTTGTAGTTGGATTCGTTCTTAGATTCGTATTAAATAGCACTTTTATTTCACGGGTTCGATTATTCTTCCGATATTTCGGGCAAATTTAACGTTATGAATTTAATTAAACACGGACGAAACGTCCACGAACTGCAACTTGACGGCAAACAAGTTCACGTAGCTATGCTTAGCGATTTACATTGGGATAACCCTAAATGTGATAGACAATTACTTGCTAAACATTTAGATTTTTGTTTAGTGAATAACATTCCCGTAATTATCAATGGGGATTTCTTTTGCTTAATGCAAGGACGCGGGGATAATCGCCGCAACAAATCGGACATTAGGCAAGAACACAACAACGCAAGATATTTAGATTCAATTGTCGAAACGGCTTCGGAATGGTTTAAACCTTACGCGGATATCATTAAAGTAATTGGCTACGGTAACCACGAAACGGGAATAATAAAATACCAAGAAACGGATTTACTCCAAAGATTCGTAGACCTACTTAATTATAAATGTAGTTCTAATGTTCAAACGGGTGGTTATGGCGGTTGGATAATTATTAAACAATCATTCCATTCGAATGTAGGCGTATCAACTAAAGTAAAATATTACCACGGAAGTGGTGGTGGTGGTGTAGTTACAAAAGGAGCGTTAAACCTTACGCGAGCGCTCGAAATGTACGAAGATATGGACGTGTTTACAATGGGGCATATTCACGAAAATTCAAGCCGTAACGATGTTAGAGAAACAATTATCCACAACTCTAAAGCGGGTTATTCAATTAAACAAAAGCAACTGCATTTAATGTTAACAGGAACTTATAAAGAAGAATACGGCGAAGGGGCGTATGGTTGGCACGTTGAACGCGGAGCACCACCAAAACCACTTGGGGGACGCATTCTTAAAATCGAGGCGAAAGTTGTTGATAACGCAATCCAAAAGAATATAGATAGTTTCAAATTTCCGTTGTAAGTTTGCGCATAGCGTTTTTAATTAGGGGGTAGAAATACCCCTTTTTTCGTTTATAGGCTTATTTTATTAGGCTTTCCGTAAGTTTCTATGCTTATTTCTTATTTAGAATCATTATAAATTATTGAAAAGTGAAAAAAATTTGTTCAAAAGTTTGGTGGATTGAAACTTAGTGTTTATATTTGCGTATGATTATTCACGAACAAAAACAAAACGCTATGGAAACATTTAAAAAAGCACTTGACTTTATCAAGCAACAGGAAAACAACCCAACAGCATTAACTTGCTTAATCGAAAGATTATTAGTTGAAGCATCAGACAAGCAAATAGCTACGGCTTTGCAAGAAACGGAATATTTTTTAATGAATTTAAACAAACAAAATGAAACGATTTAAAAATTTTTACAACCAATTAGACAACGAAGGAAAATTATTGCTTATCGCGATACGCGATTTTCTGCTACTATTCGGAACGCTTTTTATTTCACTTTTATTAATCGCTTATTTTATTATTTTATGAATGTAGAAACTCATTACCCGTTAGCGTATTTTTACGCAGAAACTTTTGAAGGAGAATGTACCTTCGAGTTATCAGTAGACGAAGACAACGATTTAATCGTAACAATTTGCACGGCAATCGCATTTAGAAACGATTTAGAAATCGAATTAGAACACTTGCTTAACGATTCTGATTTACAATTAATCGCAAACGAAATCTATAACGATTTATATAACTCGGATTTACACGTAGAAATAACCCAAGAAAACTATAACAATAAATTACAAAACGCTTATGAAAACGGAAAAGATTCACGAAGGGAATATTGATTTATTAGACCAAGTTCGTTGGTGGGTAAGTGGCGGGGGTGCCATACATAAAAACGGACACTTTGATTTTAACCATTATTGTAACATTATAAAAATAAAAAATGAAAGAATACGCTATAACTCATTGGATGCAGGAAACCCCGAAATCCAAACGCAAAAGAACAACAACGATAGTTCAAGCCTACGACACTAACCACGCTATTTTGGTACTTGACATTTGGAAACCTTTAATAATTAAAATCAATGCAACTAAAAAATAAATTTACCACACTAATCGAAGATAACGATTTACGCAAACGTAGCAGAAAACGGAAGTACGTTAATCAACGGGGTTACCTAATCAAGTTAATGCGCCATTACGGATTCAGTTATATAGAAATCGGCGAAATGTTAGGACTAAACCACGCGACTTGTATACACGCATTTAATAACGCTAATTTGTGGGAATCAATAAACGATAGACACTTCTTCAACGACACGGAACACCTACGCGCTGAAATGAATAATTACAAAATAACGCGTTCTCTTAATGACCTTTATTTAGACGTTAAAAGTGCAGGTAAATTAAGGGATTTGGAGAATATTCAGGAACGAATGCGAAGAGGTGAATATCAAATAAATTTTATTTACGAAGAACATAATTTGAATTAAATAGTTATATTTGTACTATGGTTCGGTCTCACAATATAGAACATAAAGAAGTTATTAACCCTGCTAATGACGTGGACGTGAGACCCTGCGAAGTTAGTGGGGTTTTTTATTTATTAAAAATTTAAGTTATGATTTACTTACAACAAAAAATTGTTTTTGAAAATTGCGAAATTTTTGTTACTGTTAATGAAAAAGATAAAAAGGCAGTAATTGAAATTAATAGCCAAGAAGCCGAATTAAGCTACGAAGAATTTTATCAATTTGTTAGTATTCTTGAAAAAATTAAACCTGTAAAAGGATGAGCGGTTGGATTAAAATACACCGAAAGTTTTTAGATTGGGAATGGTTTAACAAAAGCGAAGCGGTACACCTATTTATTTATTTGCTATTAAAAGCGAATCACAAAGACGCAAGTTGGCAAGGTATGGAAGTTAAACGAGGTGAATTTATTTCGTCTTTAGGTAAGATTTCTTCGGATACAGGAATCAGTTTACAAACGCTTAGAACACTTTTGAAAAAGTTAGAAAGTACAAACGAAATCGAAGTAAAATCAACAAACAAATTTACCACCGTAACTATTTGTAAATATGATAGTTACCAAGACGAAACCGAAGACACTAACAAGCAACTAACAAACAATCAACAAACAACTAACAAACAACTAACAACAAACAAGAATGATAAGAATAATAAGAATGAAAAGAATAATACATTTAATTTTTATGATTCTATGGTTTCTTATGGATTCGAGGAACAACTTGTTAAAGATTGGATTCAAGTACGCAAGGTTAAAAAGGCTACAAACACAGAAACTGCGTTTAACGGATTTATACGCGAAGTAAATAAAAACGAAAATAGTCCTAATTTTATACTCAAAAATTGTGTTGAGCGGAATTGGAGCGGATTCAAATCCGAATGGCTACCTAAAGAACAAACTGCCGAGAATACATTTTGTTGGCGATAATTAAAAACGAATATGAAAGGATTTAAAGTAACAAAAGCACACGAAGTAATAGACGATTTATTCAGGTATAGAAACAATTACCACGAAAAAGGTAAATACTTAGGCTTCGAAGGAATGGACGAATACTATTCAATGAGTTTAGGGAATTGCACGGATTGGACGGGGTTTCCTATGTCGGGTAAAACGCAGGTACTTATGGAATGTTTAATGAATACAAGCCGTTTTTATGGTTGGAAACATTTAGTTTATTTTCCCGACGTAGGTTCAAACGTAGAAATTATCGCAGATTTAATTAACAAGAAAACGGGTAAAAGTTTTGACCCTAATAATTACAATGTAATTACTGACGATGAAATTTTACAAGCTATTGATTGGATAACGCACCATTTTAAGGTACTAACGCGAAGCGATATCAAAGCCAAAATGACACCGATTGAATTTTGGGATTACGCGGTGCAACTAAAAAAAGACGAAGGACTTGAAACCGCTTCGATAGATTCTTGGAAGGATTTAAACCACCCTTACAACGATTTCGGTGGTTACGCTCAATATTTGGAGTTCGTTCTTCCGTATCGTAACCAAATAGCCGAAGATAACGATTTACACTTACATACAATTATTCACCCGAAGTTAACTGAAAAGGAAAACGGAAAACGAAGCGCACCCGTACCTTACGATTTAAAAGGTGGTTCGGAATGGTTTAATTCGGGCAAATGTATGATAACGGTTCATCGCGAAGACCCAACTTATTATAAAGCGGAATTATATTTTAACAAGATTAAACCACGTTCAAACGGGAAGATAGGAAAACACGAAATCTTTTTCGACAAAGAAAAATTAGTTTACTTTGAGCAAGAACAACACGGAAACACATTAATTAAAAAATACGCTAAATCAAAATAATGGACGATTTTACAACACTACGAGCGCAGGTTCTTTTATCGCACACTTACTTAAAGATTCAAGGAAGTTTGAACGAAATAAAAGCAAAGAACCATAACCGAACGGACTTAATAGATTCAATGGAAGAAACCTTAGAGCATATAAACGAATGTAAAATTTATTGGAATCAGTTAGAACAAGAATACCGAGCGCTGCGCCAAAACGCTTACCGATTAGAACTAGTTAACTTGGACTTAAACACGGAAAACAAGCGTTTAGAAGCCATAAACAAAGCATTAAATTACGAGTAATGAAGTGTAAGAACTGCAAAAACGAATTTACTCCCGTTCGATTTAATCAAAAATTTTGCTTTGATACTGATTGCGTCCGTGTTTGGGTAGAATCTGAAAAGGAAAAACAATGGAAGAAGAAGAAAAAAGTATTAAAAGACGAACTTCAAACAATTCAAGAACTAACTAAACTTGCCCAAGTAGTGTTTAACAAGTACATAAGGCTTCGAGATAAGGATAAACCTTGCGTAAGTTGTGGTTCTAAACTCGGTTCAAAGTTTGACGCAGGACATTATTTTAGTAGTGGTGGGCACAAATCCGTTACTTTCGACGAAGATAACGTTCACGGACAATGCGTAACGTGTAATCAGCATAAACACGGTAATTTATTAAACTACCAAATAGGAATACAAAAAAGAATAGGCGCGGATAAATTAATAGAACTCCACGCCAAAGCACACGAAACACGAAAGTATACACGCGAAGAACTCAAAGAAATAATAGAAACCTATAAACAAAAAATAAAAACGCTATGAATGAATCAGTATTATTTAATTACCTAAAGGAAAATTACTTCCCCGACTTAGAACAAAGCACGAACCAATTTTCAAAGTGGGATTGTTATTCACCAAGTACAAAAACACGAATCGAATTAAAATGCAGAAGAAGACACTACGCAAACTTAATTCTCGAAAAGATAAAGTACGTAGATATGATACAACGCTACGTAGAAGAAGACGAAAAACCGATTTACATAAACTCAACTCCAAACGGAATCTTTGCGTTCGATTTACGCAACATAAAACCAAATTGGATAACCGATAACCGAATGCCACAAACAACGGACTTTGAAAATATATCGCCTATCGAAAAGACCTACACGCTAATAAATATCGAAGAAGGAAAAAAAATATAAAAAAAAATTACCTAAAATTTATTTTGTAATATAAAAAGTATTATATTTGTATGTAATTAAAAATTTATACGCTATGAAACATTTATTTAAGTCGTTGGCAGCCTTCCAACAAGAGGTTCCTGTAATTCACAAAGGGACGCAAGGCTACGGTTATTCTTACGCAGATTTACCAAAGATTTTTGAAGTAGTTAACCCGCTATTAAAAAAACACGGATTAGGATTCACTCAGTTACTCGATACTAAAGAAGGAATCGATTATATTGCTACGGTTATTTTCCACGTTGAAAGTGGCGAAACGTTAGAATCAAAGGTGGCTATTCCGCAGGTTGAATTAAAAGGTATGAACGACTATCAAAGTTTTGGAAGTGGTGTTACTTACTTTCGTAGATACGCTTTAAGTTCCGCGCTCGGATTGGTTACGGACAAAGACACGGACGCTTCGGGCGAACAAATAAAGAAAAGACCTACTATTGATAACAAAAGATTAGGTAAAGCGTTAGAAATGATTGCAGAAGGTAAATACACCAAGGAACAATTAATTGAAAATTTTGAGTTAACGGAAGGTCAAACCAAATTAATTGAAAACGTATGAAAGTCCGATGTTCTCAAATTGGTAAGATAATGACTAACCCCCGCAAGTCGGGGGAAGTCCTATCGCAAACGGCTAAGTCCTACGTAGAAGAAATTGTATTAAAAGAAAAGTACGGAATCCGAAAAGAATTTAGTTCACGTTATACGGATAAAGGAAACGAAGTCGAAGAAGAATCGATTGCGCTAGTTAACGACGTCTTAAATTTTAAGTTTATTTACAAGAACGACGAACACTTTACAAACGATTGGATAACAGGAACTCCCGACGTAAACACGGACGAAGTATTAATAGACGTTAAAAGTTCTTGGGATGCTTCAACTTTTCCGTGGTTCGAAACGGAATTACCTAATAAAGATTATTATTACCAACTTCAAGGGTATATGTGGTTAACGGGTAAAAATGAATCTATTTTAGCTTATTGCCTTATAGACACTCCAAGCGAAATGGTAGAAGACGAAATACGTAGAGCGCATTGGAAATTTCATTTAATAGACGAATCGCAGGAACTACGCGAAGAAATCGAAGCGAAGCATAAGTTTAGCCACATTCCGAAGAATCGCAGGGTTAAATATTGGTTTGTGCAAAAAGACGAATCCGTAATAGAGCAAATAAAAGAACGTGTCGAACTATGTAGAGAATACTATAACCTATTAATGCAAACATTATGAAGCAAAGAGTTATAGAAGTAATCTTAGATAAATACGAAAAAGCTATTGAAAGTTCGGTTTATTACAAAGAACGGGTAAATAGACACGAAGACCAACTAAGGAAGTTTAATAAAGAAATTCAACAACTAAAATCCGAAATATATTTTTATAAGGCTAAAATTGAAGAATTAGAAAAAGAAAACAAATGAACATAACACACGACCAAGACCCAATTAAACACGAAGACACTATTTTAATTTCCGTTATGACTAAATACCACGAACGAAGTAAAAGAGGGATAAAAAAATACGGAACTAATTTAGACCGTAAAGACGTGGATTTAATAGGATGGCTTAACCATTTGCAGGAGGAGCTGATGGATGCTACTCTTTATATTGAGAAACTAAAGAAAGAGATATGAAAAAAACAGCAGAAGATTTACAAATCATTTTAGATTTACACAAAAAATGGTTATTAAATGAAAAAGGAGGAGAACGTGCATACCTAAGCGGTGCATACCTAAGCGGTGCATACCTAAACGGTGCAAACCTAAGCGGTGCAGACCTAAGCGGTGCAGACCTAAACGGTGCAGACCTAAGAGATGCAGACCTAAGCGGTGCATACATAAGAAATGCAGACCTAAGCGGTGCATACCTAAGCGGTGCAGACCTAAGCGGTGCAGACCTAAGCGGTGCAGACCTAAACGGTGCAGACCTAAGAGATGCAGACCTAAGCGGTTCAATTAAAGTACCTATGTATTGCAAATGGAGTCACGGAATAACTGATGGACTGATACATATAGGATGTGAGAAAAGAAGTATTGAAGAATGGGATATTTTTTTTGAAAGTGAAGAAATCATTGAAACACCAAGAAATAATGATGATTTTATACAAATACAAGCGGTATATAATGCATATAAAGCATATTTATTAACATTTAAAAAAGAACTATGAAACAAACAGCAGTAGAGTGGTTATATGAGGAATTAATATTAGAGGGTATTAATGTTCCTAAAGTTTTTTATGACAAAGCCAAAGAGATGGAATCCAAACAAGCACAAGAATATGCTGAATTTGCAATTAGATGTGATAGAAAAGATATGAAGATTTTAAACTTTGATGGATACATTAATTTAGAAACCTTTAAATCAGAATAGAATGAAAACAGCAGTAGAATTTTTGAAAGAAATAATTCAAGAACAAAGAGG